GGAAACAAAGAGACTCTCCATCAGGTGACTTTAGTTCGCTTAGTCTAGTAATGATACTAGTATTGTCAGTCAAAACAACAACTTTAATGTCCATAGTTATCACAAAGAATAATTAGAGTATACCATAAAAATACGAAGGGGGCAAGTGCCCCCTGTATAATTTATTCTGTTAAGAGTTGGGGTGACGAACCACCAATTTCGTAAACGGTTTTCTTTTGGTGTTCCGGAATAATTTTTTCCAGAGAAATTAGAAGTAGACCGTCCTCAAAACTTACGTCTTGGATTCTTACGTCATCTGCTAACTGCCACGAATGATTAAAGGATCGTTTAGATAATCCTTTGTGGAGATACTGGACTTCAGAATCTCGGTCTTGAACTTTGGAGGTAACTTTGAGAATGTTTGATTCAGAAGAAACTTCAATCTCCTCTGCTTTAAAGCCCGCCAAAGCGATTTCAATTTCATAATTGGAATTGTCTCTCTTTAGAATATTATACGGAGGATAATTGGTAGTTTTTGTACTCAATGTATCCAAAGCGGAAAGCATTGAGTCGATACCAATTCCGTAAGGATACAATGTATCCCAGCTGTATTTATTCATGGTTGTCTCCTTGTATAAGCGAGTAACTTTGTATGGACCCCGAAGGCATCCAATACTATTTAAACGCAATTACAAAATAGAGACTAGTGAGAAGACCGAACTTTTTTATACGGACATCAGTATAGTATAACCCATTCTCCTCACCCAATCTAAGTGTGCCTTACCCCAAGGTACGGTCATCCACTCAGTCTTGTTATCTTTAAGGAGCATGAGTTTTACTGTTCGATTCATAACGTCTATTTTTTTCTACCGATATTGTACTTACTTTCTAACGTCCACTTATCTTTATCTTTAAAAGATAACACTTTGATCTGCGTTAGAGGAGCAATGTCTACAATTTTTTCAGGATAGATAACTGAAATGAGTCCCCAGTCAGACAACAGCTGAATGATCCTATTTCTACGTTGAATGTCATTCAAAGAAAAATTTGTTGCCTTACCATCAAGAGCAAACAGTTCTTTAAAATGTACAATATAATAACGTCCTTGCTTGTGGAGAATGTGGCAAGACTGATAGATTTTTTTCTCTCTACGTGATGCCACCCCAATACGGGTTAGTGTTTCTCTTACTTTAAGGAAATCATCTGGTTGATTCAAAGAGATCTCAACCATATCTGATTGCTGCCACTGGATATCAATGTCAGTTGTCATAACATTCCGCCTTTATTCAATGCTTTTCTTATACTTTCTAGTTGCTCGTTAGTTAAAATATCTAGAGCTTTCAAAGCTTTATCATGGTTATAACCATAATATTCTTTAACTAGATCAAGATGATCCAGTGTTTGCTTTTTAACCCACGGAGTAAATCTTTTCCGTGGCTTCAAAGTATTTATAAGAAAATCATATTGAAGACGTTTATCTAAATGAGAGTTCTTATTCATCTCGTTGGCAAATAGGATAGCGTCCTTGTGCCCAGACAAACATTTATTTACAATGAAAGGAGGATAACTCTTCTCTGTAGAAGGATCATCCTCAATAATATTCTCTTTAGACTGGTTGATAGATTTCATCCAGTCATTAAGTTCTACTCGTTTTTTCTCCATTCTTTTCCCATTAGAAGACGGCAGTCACAGAAACAACTTTAGCGTGAGGGTTACGAGCAAGGGCAGTCTCCCTTGCCTCTTCGTAGTTACGAGCGTGGACAATCTCTTCAAAGATTTTGCCAGCAACGTAGAGTTTAACTTGAACTTTCATTTGTCTGATAGTTGGTTAGGACGAGTTCTGTTCGACTCGCTTGATCTATATTATAAGTCCCCACGGACCTCATGGTGTAAGTATGTGCAAATTCTCCAACTGTCCACCCCTCGAACCGATCTAGAATCATTTGCGACGAGTTGTAAGATATAAGTTGAGGACCGACAAAACGATCACAGTCGCCAGCAAAGGAGTCGTGATCAAATCCTTTGTGCATACTTCCCCTTCTACCATAAAGATTAGATCCGATGTCGTAGGGGGGATCGAGATAAGTGAAGACGGATCTATCGTCGGTGAGGAGCTCTTCATAAGATAAATTAGTAATTTTCCAATTAACAATTAGTTTTTGGTACTCGGGCAGTCGGTCGATTCCTGCCATTGAGAAGTTGCTGTCGCTTGCTTGCTTGGAGAAAGAACTGGATTCTGTAAGACCAGAGAAAGAACACTTATTAACCACATAGAAGGAAACAGCACGGTGGAAATCTTTAGTGTCTTCCACAGGTCGCTCCAGATCTTCTTTTGCACTATCAAACAAAGTTCGCGCAGATCCAGGATCGATATGTCTTTGTTTGAGTTGGACGAGTTCATCTCTAAGTGCTTGTCCATGGTCCTGAAGTTCTCGCCAGAAGTTATAAAGAGGTTCGTAAAGATCGTTGACCCAGATATTCAAATGAGGATACCGCTTGGAGATCTCCAAGGCAACGCTACCGCCCCCTAGGAAGGGTTCCCGGTACTCCTTATACCCCTTCAAGTCCGGGACGTACTGGAGGAGTTTTGAGAGTGCTCTGGACTTGCCGCCTGGGTAGCGAAGCGGGGTCTTCAGGGATTTGATAGTCTGGGGCATTGTACTTCAGGTATTCACGAAAGATATGTTTCATCTCCCTCTCTGTCATACCACAATGAGCGGCAGCATTAGGAAGGTTCATTGTAGCATGAAAGAGAGCTTCGTTTGCTTCTTTAACATTCTCTGGCGTAGTTTTAACTTTACTCATACTTCACCAGCATATTCAAAATCTTCAATAGAAGATACAGGAACTTCATGTTCATTTGCAATAAGATACCAATGCTCACCATCTCGTTCTCCAAGATACTTCATTTGGTCTTCATCAAAAACATGCTCACGCATTGCTGCTTGGATCTTAAGGTGGATAAGATCTGATTTAGAGGGAACAGATAAGGTCATACGATTAACTTCTTAGAGGGGGATTTAATAATAGAAAACATTTCAGTATATTGTTCTTCAATTTCTGGTTGAGTCTCGGCAATATAAACTACATATCCTTTAGCTACATTAATGTCTTCGTTCTTTCCTTTGAACAAAGGAGACCAAGGAGCAAACCCAATGTTACCTTGTCCTGTAGGAACACCAACAATAGGATTTTGAATGGTTATCACATCAGTGCCATCCTCAATAAGGTCGGCAATAACATCTTCACCAGACCACATACGAATTAGTTTAACGTTCATTTGAATTCACAACTCATCATAATTTCAATAAGACATGCCAAAAGATTGATTTCCTGGTCAGGAACAACCTCAATGTCCCTACTGTATTTGGCAATACAAAGAACAAGCTCAGGAATAGAGCTCTTCTTCATGACAGACTCCTGTGCCAGAGAATCATAGATCCTACGGAAGACAAGAGAAATATCATTGTTCACGTTTTCCACAACCCAGCGGCGAACAGTGGTAAACTCTCGGTTCTTCAAAGCTGTAGAAAGAGAACCAATATTAAGGTCACCTACCTCAGCAAGAACAGAAGTGTCCAACGTACCAGAGGAACTGTAACGCTGCACTTCATTGATCAAACGACGCCAGTCTGGATAATACCTCTGTACCACCTTAACCAGAACCTTCTGATCAAACTCCACTCCCTTCTCTTTCAGGATATCCTGAAGGCGATTAAAGAACTGAAACTGTAGCTGTTGGACTTCTTCTTTCCTAATGCTGAAGTCAACTACGGTACAACGGGAATGGATAGGTTCCATAATCCTGTTAGGGAAGTTACATGTAAGAATGAACCTACAGTTACCACTAAACTTCTCCATGGCATGACGAAGAGACATCTGTACAGTCTCAGATGTATTGTCTGCCTCATCAATGATGACGACCTTATGCTTAGCAGTATCAGATAGTCCGACAGTTGTAGCAAACTGAGAGATCTTAGTACGAAGAGTATCGATCAAACGACCTTCATCAGAACCATTGATCTCCATAACAGTTGCTCCTAGTTCCTCACACAAAGCACGAGCAACGGTTGTTTTACCAACTCCTGCAGAACCACAGAGCATAAGGTGAGGAATCTCACCCTGCTCAAGGAACGACTGAAAATGTGTTTTGCTGGATTGAGGTAAAATACAATCGCTAACCTGTTGAGGACGATACTCTTCTACCCACAAAAAATTCTTCTTCTTCATTCGTTATCAGGTTCAACAGCAATATAGTATACAAGGTCAAGAGTGGTATGCTTCCAACGAGTAATCACACCGTCAGTAATTGAAACATCATAGTCACCAGGCATAGGACGAATGTTTTCAATTGCCATATTCACACTGGTCTTTGCCGACGAAGATCCAGAAAGACTGAGACTGTAAGTATTGTTAGTCTCATTCTCAGGATCAAATGCCGTAAGAATTATTCCCTCATCATCAGACTCAATCCGGAGATTAGTCAGCTGATAGATACCAGATGCTTTGTAGATAGAAGAGAGATCAGAAGAAGTAATCCGGAATTCCATCACAACATCTTCTTCGGGAAAACGAACACGTTGACCTGGGGAAGCTTCTTCTACGATAGCAGGATCCGAGAAGAAATACTTAGCGCTACGCTTACCAGTTTGACTACGAATCTTTACAAACTCATCGTTAGCAAACTCCAAGGTAGGTGCTTTCTCGAATAACATCAGTCCATTGAGAAACTGAGACAGCTCATAGACAGCAAAGGTACGAGGGAATTTTTCTTCACACTCATACTCAGCAATAATGTTTTGCCCAATGCTTCGGCTGTTGAGAAGGTTACCCTTCCGAACCATGATAGATTTGTTGACGTTTTCGAAGTTCTTAAGAACCTCAATTGTTTGAGTAGTTACGTTCACAGTGCTCATTGATTATAGGTATCAAAGTTAGAGGATTTGTAGTGTCCATCGAAATGGAGTAGAAGCATAGCATAGTGGATAACCTTTAGCAAGTCACGTTTGTTCTTGCCATCCTTATCGCCGTAGCGACTGCCATACTTCAAGATGTTTGCTTGACAGAAACCAGAAGCTAAATCTTTTGCTGCCATCAAATCAATAGTTTGTACACCTTTAAACTCATGCTCATCAGATGCATAGTGACCACGATAAGTGCCGCTCACATATTCACGAATGTCTTTGAGGATTTCTTCCTCGTCATATTTCCACTGGTGTTCCATCAAGCCTCCATAATCATAACTAGATCATCATGATAGCACTCTTTGATAGTGCCGTCAAGATCTTGTACAAACAAAGTGAACTTATGTCCCCCTTTAATCTTCACGATTTCACCGGACTTAAGACGTGCCAGAGCTCCCACCCATCCATGAAACTCTTCACGAAGGTTGGATTGGGTATCTGTATGTGCCATAGTTGCCAATGTAGTAAAGGAACTTGTTGATGTTTGGTTCTTCATTTAAAAGAGATCGGATACATTCTTGGTAGCTCTCCCAGTCTTCTTGAACGTCGTGTCCAAGAGTAATGGACACGACGGTTGGTTGTCTTTCAGTCATTCACCACCTCAGGAAAGTTCTCGTTACGAATCTCTTGGATAACATCAACATCCAGTTTGGTGTAAAGATCCCAGAACACTTCCTTCACCTCATCATCGAAACGATTAATACAGGACTTGATTGCTTTCTCTTTCTTACCAAAGATGCTGAAAGCACGGATGATATGGACAAGGCGACGAGTAGAAATTACTTCATCAATGCCACCATCCTTGAAAGTCTTACGGATAATGTCTGCCCAATCAACCAAAGACTTACAGAACTCACGATCTTCGATGCCAAGATCCAGAGCGATACCCTCAACAATCTTTAGTTCAGTAGAAGCAGTAGGATAGTCTTGCTCGATAGTGAGAGCAAAGCGCTCAAGGAAAGCTTCGTTGAGAACATTGGTGCCGATGAAGCGTCCGTCATCAGAACCCTTGCCCTTAGTGTTGGCAGTAGCGATCACATTGAAACCAGCAGCAGGTTGGATATACTGACCGGTCTTCTTTAGGAAGATTCCTTTACCTTCAAGGATGGACTGGAGACAAAGAATCTTATTAGATGCAAGGTCCACTTCATCCAGAAGCAGGATTGCCCCACGGCGGAGGGCTTCGATGACAGGACCGTCATGCCATGCCGTCTCGCCATTAACAAGGCGGAACCCACCAATAAGGTCGTCTTCATCGGTTTCAATGGTAATGTTTACACGAATGAGTTCACGGTTGAGAGCAGCACAAGCTTGCTCAACACCGAAGGTCTTACCATTACCAGACATACCAGTAATGAAGGTAGGATAAAAAATACGTGATTGAATGATCTTCTTGAGATCAGTATAGTTACCAAAAGGAACAAAGGTCTGATCTTTCTCAGGAACCAGAGAACGAGTGATAGAAGCGAACGATTGTTCCATTTGTTCCCGTGCTTCGGAAACAGTCAAGTTCCACTTACCACGACTAGTCTTGTATTGCTCAAGTTTCTTGGTCACGGTCTGATAGCTGGTGTTGTTCATAGCACACCAACCCTTGACATCAGCAGAGGAAATGTCAGTGCCGTAGAGTTCGGTTAGGGAGGTCAGAATGTAGTTAGCAGAGAGTGCCATGGGTGTTTGTTGTTGATGTAGTTAGTATAGGGCAGGATGATCGGATTTTTTCCGATGATGGTCCAGTTTTTCAGCTGACCACCGAAGCAAAGGAAGACAAGATTTTTTTGTTCGTTGTCTTAGATTTTAGCATAGTTTTAAATGCTCTGGTAATTTGTGCTTTGGAAGCCTCACTTTCCACCTCAAAGTCATTATTAGAAGAGAGACTACTGTTAGCCATGTAATAGATGGAATCATAACCAACGTTGTTGAACTCCCATGATTTTTCTTTCCTCCACTTCTTCATGATGTTATCAGGAACATATTGACCAGATGTAGCATAGCGACGGAAGGCAGAAGTAAAATCACCAGTGGTGCCAATACGGAATCCAACCAAGTTAACTTCAGGAAAATTGTCTTTGAGGTTTTGAATTAGTGCTTGAGTAGCACCGAAGTAGTTATCCGAGATAGCGTAAGTTTTACCAAGTTTACGATCACGTAGTTGATTGCCATCATCAAGAGTTCGAACACCAAAGTATTCGCTATTAGTACGCTCAACTTTCACACTATACTGACAACCAGCAGATTCACCATCAGTCAAGATGCATACTGTAGTTTTCTGAGAACCGGTCTTCTTATTGAAATAAGGAATAATTTCATGAAGAGTGAGAATAGCATCGTTCAAAGGAGTACCACTCAGATCACAACCGACAGGTACAGTGTACTTGTCATAGAAATATCTAGGACCAAAGTAGTAAGCAAAACGGTAGAGATTAAGAATAGATTTCTCAAAATCTTTGGGGTTAGCAGAAGAAGAAACAAAGTTGAGCA